ATAGTTGTGCCACTTATTTTAACTCAAAGTCGATCATATCGAGGCGGGCAAACAAGAAGCGTAAGGGTAGTTATCTTGAAAACTTTATGCAACTTGAGCGTTTAAAAAAACAAGAAGAGTGGATACGTGAGTGGATGATTTACGCAGGAAGGCCGGGACTTTATGACGATTGGCTAAAGTTCCAAAGCGAATGTAAACGAATGAGAGCGGCGGAAGAAAGACGGCGTAGAGATGAAGCTAATAGCATTGAGGTTTTAGCGGAGAAGTGGCTAAAATGGATGGGTGCTGGTATAACAAGTGTAGGCTCCATACTGGTGACTGTTATGGAAGTTCTAAACACCGCCTAGAAAATAATCATAAAAGTGCTAAACTCTGCGTAATTGTGTACACTGGCTAAAAGGAGTGCTTTCATGTTACAGGCATTGATCGGCCCCGTCGCGGGTTTGCTCGACAAATTCATCGAAGACAAAGACGCAAAGAATGCTCTGGCGCATGAAATTAGCACGATGGCAGAGCGTCATGCTCAAGAGCTTGCCAAAGGGCAACTGGAAGTCAATAAGGTTGAGGCCGCAAGTAGTAGTATGTTTGTGGCTGGATGGCGACCCGCTGTAGGGTGGGTGTGCGTACTCGGTATGGCCTCCAACTTCATTGTGATACCTATGGCAAACTTTGGCCTTGCATTAGCTGAGTCGGGCATTGTGATACCCCTGATCGAGACATCTACAATGATGCCGGTGCTGATGGGTATGCTTGGGTTAGGAGCCATGAGGTCTGTCGAGAAAGTACAGAGAGTGAGTAGAGAGAAATGATAATACCATTTCCTGTGCCGCCACCAGAAAAAAAACAACAAGAGCAGGCGGCTAAGCAAAAAATTGAGATAGAGACTCAAAAAGCCGTAATTGAAAAACAAAAATTGCGGTTTGAAGAAATGGAAAAGTCTAAATGAAAACTAGCGGCGAGGGCATAGCCCTTATTAAAAAATTTGAAGGCTGTAGGTTAGATGCATATCAGTGTAGTGCGGGAGTATGGACGATCGGTTTTGGAACAACTCAAGGAGTTAAAGAGGGAGATACCTGTACACAGGACGAGGCTGAGACTGCGCTTGCAGACGACTTATTTAAATTTGAAAAGATCATACACAAAAAAGTCAATGTACCTCTTCAACAGCATGAGTTCGATGCGCTTGTTTCTTGGGTATACAATCTGGGTGGAGGTAACCTTTCTGAATCTACTTTGCTGGTTCGGATTAACGATAATACTGATAGCAGCCGTCGTGACATACCCCACCAGATGAGGCGATGGAACAGGGCTGGCGGGGAGGTGTTAGACGGACTTGTCAGACGCAGAGAGGCTGAGGCACTGATGTGGCAGGGCAGGGAGTGGCATGAAGTCTAATCTCTTGCAGATGAAGGACTTTGACATCCTCAGCCAACAGGAGCAGGCAGAGGCAATGGCCCTGCTTAGCAAGTATCAACAGATGGAACTTGCTGACGGGTGTCAAGGCGACTTCATCACCTTCGTAAAACACCTGTGGCCCGACTTTATCGAGGGTCGGCACCACAAAATTATTGGCGAAAAGTTTAACCGAATTGCTCAGGGCAAGCTCAAACGCCTAATCGTCTGCCTGCCCCCCAGACACTCAAAGTCTGAATTTGCCTCGACCTTCTTTCCTGCTTGGATGATGGGTCTGCGCGGAAACCTCAAGATAATTCAGACAACGCACACCGCCGAGCTTGCTGTACGGTTCGGCAGAAAGGTCAGAAATATTATCGATTCAGAGGACTATCAGTCTGTATTCCCAGAGCTAAAGCTGCAGGCTGACAACAAATCAGCGGGGCGATGGACAACCAATCAAGACGGCGAAAGTTTCTACGCAGGTGTTGGTGGCGCGATTACAGGTCGTGGCGCTGATCTGTTAATCATCGATGACCCTCACTCGGAGCAAGACGCACTATCTCCAACGGCTATGGATAGCGCGTATGAGTGGTACACGTCTGGCCCTCGCCAGAGACTGCAGCCGGGCGGGATAATCGTTATTGTGATGACCCGATGGTCAACCAAGGACTTGGTTGGCAAAGTTTTAAAGCGTCAGGGAGATGATCACGCAGACCAGTGGGAGGTAGTAGAGTTCCCTGCGATTATGCCAGACTCAGATCAACCCCTTTGGCCTGAGTTCTGGAAGAAAGAAGAGCTTCTTGCGGTCAAGGCATCTTTACCAATCAGCAAGTGGAACTCGCAGTGGCTGCAGACACCAACAGCGCAGACAGGCTCAATCGTCAAAAGAGACTGGTGGAAGATCTGGGATTCTGATCAAGTCCCAGCTTACAGCTATGTAATTCAGTCTTATGACACCGCGTACTCCAAAAAAGAAACAGCAGACTACTCGGCAATTACAACTTGGGCAGTATTTCAACCAAGGGATGGTGACCCAGACCAGATAATTCTTTTAGACGCAAAGAGGGTTCGGCTGGACTTTCCTGACCTTAAAAAGCTGGCGTGGGAAGAGTACAAATATTGGGAGCCTGACTGTATTTTAATCGAGGCGAAAGCGACTGGTACGCCTCTAGCGCAAGAACTTAGGCGTATGGGCATCCCTGTAACAAGCTACAGCCCCTCGCGTGGTCAGGATAAAGTTGCTAGAATGAATTCGGTTGCGCCAATTTTTGAGTCGGGAATGGTGTGGGCGACAGATGATACTTTTGCCGAAGAAGTTATCGATGAGATGGCCTCTTTTCCCTTCGGTGAGCACGACGATTACTGCGACTCATCGACTATGGCGTTGATGAGATTTAGGCAGGGCGGCTTTTTGCACCTTGACAACGATTACCCAGACGAAGTTCAATTACTTCGCAACGATAGAAAGGTCTATTACTGATGATTGAGCGAAGATTGGGCACCGAAAACAATCCAGACGTTTTGGAGACGGGAAGCGAGGTTGAGGTTTTTGTGGAGCCTACCGAGCAAGATAAAATAAAAAATGCTGCCCAGATCCTAATTACTGAGCAAGACTTTCTGATGGACGATGAGATCGATGCGCAGATAGAGCCTGCCCCAATTGATTTTAATGCCAACCTTGCTCTTGATTTAACCCAATCAGAGCTTGCATCGTTATCTGGCGACGTTCTCGCAAGCATTCGTTCTGATAGAGAATCGCGCAAGGAGTGGGAGGAAACTTATGTCGATGGATTAAAATATATTGGCATGAAGTTTGAGAACAGTAGATCTCAACCATTCCAAGGATCCACGGGTGTTATTCACCCGATATTAGCCGAAGCTGTTACGCAGTTTCAGGCTCAGGCTTACAAAGAGCTTTTGCCAGCAAAGGGGCCAGTCAAGACCGAGGTCATTGGTGCCCGAAACGCCGAAACTGATGCGCAGGCTGATCGCGTCGAGCAGTTTATGAATTTTTACATTATGAATGTTATGGACGAGTATGATCCAGAGCTAGACATGATGCTATTTTATCTCCCCATCGCTGGATCTGCATTTAAGAAGGTGTACTTTGACACCGCCAGAAATCGTGCGGTTAGCAAATTTATTGAGCCAGAAAACTTAATAGTTCCCTACGAAGCCACTAATCTTAGTGGCGCTGAGCGTGTAACGCACGTCCTCAGTATGAGCAAAAACGAAATCAAGAAACAACAACTGGTCGGTTTTTATGCTGATATTGAATTAGCTGGCGGCGGCGGTCACATTAGCGAAGACGAGATACAGAAGCAGATTGACGAGATTGAAGGTACGTCGCCATCCTATTTAGAAGAGCGCGATCGCACGGTATACGAGGTGCATACGGTTCTTGACCTGCCCGGCTTTGAAGATCAGAGCGAGGGCGGAGAGCCTACAGGATTAAAATTACCCTACATCGTTACTATTGACGAAAATAGCCAGCAGGTTCTTTCGATACGACGCAACTATGTCGAGAGCGATCCGCAGAAGGCAAAGATAAATTTTTTCGTTCAGTACAAATTCTTGCCCGGCCTTGGATTCTACGGACTAGGCTTGAGCCATATGATCGGCGGTCTTTCTAAGGCGGCAACATCAATACTGCGTCAGTTAATCGATGCTGGCACCTTGGCAAATCTCCCCGCAGGTTTTAAAGCTCGCGGTATGCGGATACGCGATGAAGATGAGCCACTCCAGCCGGGCGAGTTCCGTGACATTGATACAACTGGTGCAAGCCTACGCGAAAATCTTATTCCGCTGCCGATCAAAGAGCCTAGCTCGGTTCTGATGCAGTTGCTTGGACTCCTAGTCGAAAGCGGCAAGCGGTTTGCCTCAATCGCCGACATGAACGTGGGAGACATGAATCAAGCAATGCCAGTCGGCACAACAGTTGCTCTTTTAGAGCGCGGCACGAAAGTAATGAGCGCGATCCACAAGCGCCTGCACTACGGTCAGCGGCTAGAGTTTCAACTGCTCGCCAAGGTTTTTGCCGAATATTTGCCTCCGACGTACCCATATGCTACAGGATCTGGCCCTCAAGAGATAAAGGGCTTAGACTTTGATGGTCGTGTTGATGTTATACCCGTCTCTGATCCAAATATATTTAGCCAGTCTCAAAGAATTACTATGGCGCAAGAGCTACTTACTCTGGTGCAGAGTAATCCAGATATTCACGGGCCAAAGGGAATTTACGAGGCTTATCGGAGGATGTACGCGGCACTGGGAATTGACAACGTAGAGACGCTGCTTCAACCACCGCAGGATCCTCAACCACCAATGCCAGTTGAGGCAGGGCTTGAGAATGCTGGTTTATTGATGGGCGCACCAGCTCAGGCTTTTGAGCAACAAGATCACCAATCGCATATCAATGCTCACCGCGCCTTGTTTATGACGGAGATAGTGAAGAGCACTCCGCCAATGCAAGGCGCAATCATTGCTCACATGATGCAACACGTTCAGTTTATGGCGGATCAAATGGCGCGTGAGCAGATGCCCCCTGAGCTGATGGAGCAAGAGGCGCAGTTGCAACAGATGACAGCGGAGGGCCAACAGTTGCCGCCTGAGCAGATAGAGGCGTTTATGATGCAGATGCAACAGGTTCAGCTATCCATTAGCGCACCCTTGCTTGCCGAGATGACTGCGGCACTGCTGGAGAGTCTTGGTCAGGATTCCTCCGAGGATCCGTTGGTTGAAATTCGCAAGCGCGAGCTAGATCTTCGAGAAAAACAAATAGAAATAGATAACCAACAGTTTGGTCAGCGGCAGGCGCAGAAGGCGCAAGAGCAGGCGGCTCAAAATGAGCTTGACGGCAGAAGAATAGATACATCAAAGGAAGTTGCCGACGACAAGCTAGACATTGCAATAGCCCGCCTTGATCAACAAGCAAACTTAAAACTAATCGACCTGCAGTCGAAGAGAGGCCAGTGATGACAGTTAAGAATATGAGTAAAGAGAAAAAAATCTCTGTTGAATTAAAGAAAAAACCTGCCAAGCGCATGAAGACTCGCGGTACTGGCGCGGCAACCAAAGGTCTTATGTATTACGACAAAACTTAGATAGGAGGTTCGTTGTGGTTAATTCAATACAATTGAAACAGCAGGAAGAGCTAAAGAAACTTAAAAAGATTCTTCGTGAGGCAGAGCGCATCGCAAGAGAAAAAAAAGAATCTGGCGACAGCTCAGAAGATATAACGGTCACTTTGACGCAAAATACGACAATAACCTCTGGCAATTCTGATACGCAAGATGCGGCTAAAAAAATCACAATTGAAGCGCCGACAGTGCGAGTAGAAAATATATACAAGCCTGCGGCTAAGGTAAAATCTTCTGCGAAAAAACGAAAGCCTGCTACTAAGAAAAAGGATAAATGATGCCGCACTATACTGAGGATCTTACAGAAATCATTGCTGGTCTGAAAAAAGCCTCGAAGCTACACGCTGCGCAAGCTAAAAAACTTGAGAAGATCAAAAAAGATCAAAGCCAACGATACAAGAAAAAACCTGCGGTAAAAAATAAAAATGGATGATCTTGATCTTGCAAGTTACATTAAAAAAATAATCGCAGAAAAAAGAGGCGACATTCAAAACGTGCTCATGGAGGGGATGTTAAAAGATGTTGAACATTACAAAAACTTGCAAGGTCAGCTAGAAGTGCTTAAACTTATAGAAATGAACATTTCTGATTTTTATAAGGGGAATAAATTTTGACTAAACCTGCGTTAGCTGCGGCTTATGTTTCCGAGGAGGATCGAGTTCTTGATCCCTCGCTTCTTGAGGCATCAGCATTTGACAGACTACCTCAACCAACAGGGTGGAGGATCCTTGTCCTGCCCTACTACGGCGCGACAACAAGTGCAGGCGGAATTGCCCTGACGAAAGAAACGGTTGATCGAGAGCAACTTGCCTCTGTGGTCGCCAGAGTCGTGAGGATGGGTAGTCAATGTTATAACGATGTGGATAAGTGTGGTGAGGAGCCTTGGTGCAAATTAAACCAGTGGGTCGCAATAGGTCGATACGCTGGCGCACGCTTTAAGGTTCCGATTGAGGAGCAAGACGGAAAAACATCCTATATCGAGTGCAGAATTATTAACGACGATGAAGTCATTGCAACCCTAGAAGATCCAACCGACATAGTGAGTTTCCGATGAGCCAAGATGCTGAAGATGAAGTAATCATTAATGTTACCGAAGATAGTGACTCACCCGCTTCTGTCAACGACGAGCTTGACGAATATACCAAAAAGGTCAGCAAGCGAATCAACAAGGAGAAAGTAAAGGTTCGTGAGGCTGAGGAGCGTGTGGCCCAGCTTGCTCACATTGCGCAGCAAAAAGACCAAGAACTATCTCAATTTAAAAACATTGCCGCCCAGCAACAGGTGACTGTACTTGCCAAGGAAGAGGAAGCCCTCAAGTCGAAAGAGGCTCAGGTAGATGACATTTATCAAAAAGCGGTGGCTTCTGGCGATGGCGAGCTAATGAGCAAGGCAACGTCGCTCAAGAATGACGTATCTATTCAAAAAGAAAGACTCAGAGTGGCTCGCAATCGTCAGAACCAACAACAAGCTGCGCAACAGGTTCAGCAACCTCAGCAGCAAATGCAGCCTCAACAGCAGGCACCTCAAGCTCCTCAAGCTCCTATCAAACCAAGCTCTGAAGCCCTTGATTGGCATGAGCGCAACAATTGGTTTATCGCCTCAGAAGAAGAGGCTGAGTCTGCAAGCGAGGAAAGTGTTGAAGCGACAAAGTACGCGCAGTTCGTCCATATCGACCTCATTCAGCAGGGAGTGACCGCCGATACTGATGAGTATTACGAAATGCTTGATTCGAGAATCAAAAAAGTTTACCCTAATCTTAGCTCTTCAGAATCTGAAGGGACAGTCGAGCAAAGCAGACAGCAACCCAGCGTGCAAAGAGTTGCTTCCGCCCCCTCTGGGGGGAGACGAGAAACACGCAAGAACGGAGTATCATTTTCTAAATCAGAGATGGAGCGCCTGCGAGGATTGAAGCCGCACGATATGGACGAGAAGACGTGGTTCCAAACTGTGGCAAAGGAAAAACAAAAAATCGCACAAAGAGAGGGCTTTTAGATGAGCAAGAAAATGGAAAACCGCGAAACCCGTGAAAGCATGGCGCACGATAATCAGGCCAAGCGTAAACCGTGGGCACCAGTACGGCAGTTGGACACGCCACCACCGCCTGAAGGCTATCGTTATCGATGGATCAGGGAAAGTATGTTGGGAACAGAAGATCGAGCAAATGTTAGTCGCCGAGTACGAGAGGGTTTTGAGCTTGTGCGCGGAGAAGAGCTGCCGCCTGATTGGGTGCTCCCAACGATGGATGGTAGTGGAAGGCACGCTGGGGTTGTCTACAACGATGGTCTGTTATTGGCAAAAATTCCGATCGAAACGGCTGACGAGCGAAACGCTTATTATGCCAACCGCACGCAGGCGGCGAAGGACGCATTAGACAATACAATGTTCTCCGACTCCCAAGCTGACGGTCGTTACGTGAAGTATGAACCTAACAGGCAAACTCAGGTAACTTTCGGAAGGAGATAAATGATGGCTAACCAAGATGCCGCATTTGGTATGAAGCCGGTTCGTATGATCGGTGGCGCTCCGTACAATGGAGGCCAGAGCCGCTATCGCATCGCTGCAAATTACGGAACTTCGATATTCCAAGGCGATATGGTCATGCAGGTCACTGGCGGTACGGTAGAAGTACACGCTGACGGGGGCACTGTGCCCATTGTTGGTGTTTTTAACGGGTGTCGCTACACGGATCCAAGCTCAGGTGAGCAGGTTTTCAGTAATTTTTACCCCGCAAGCACAAACGCAACAGACCTTATTGCGTTTATCATCGATGATCCGATGGTTGTTTTCGAGATTCAAGCGGCTATTGCATATCCAATTGCTGATCTTTTCGGAAACCATGACATTGTATATACAACGTCTGGCAGTACCATTACGGGCATATCCGGCGCAGAACTTCAGGTGACAGATGGTGGCACAGCTACTACTTTTCCCCTAAAAGCGATTGATATCTCTCAGGATCCAAGCAACTCGGACGTTGGCGCGGCTCACACTAATGTGTTGGTCGTTATTCAAAACCACATCTTCGGCGTCAAAGGCGCTGGACTAGCATAAGGGGCTTAACAAATGGCTATTTCAAGAGCACAACTAGCTAAAGAGCTAGAGCCGGGCCTCAATGCGTTGTTCGGTCAGTCGTACAATAGTTACACGAACGAGTACGATGCCATCTTCGCGGTTGAGGATTCTCAGAGAGCGTTTGAAGAAGAAGTATTGATCACTGGATTTGGCGGAGCACCGACCAAGACCGAGGGTCAGTCAGTTTCTTTTGACAATGCAAACGAAGGCTACACTGCCAGATACACCCACGACACAGTGGCGTTGGCCTTTGCACTTACCCAAGAGGCTCAGGAAGATAATCTCTATGACTCTCTCGGTAAGCGCTATGTAAAGGCGTTGGCAAAGTCGATGCAGAACACCAAAGAGGTCAAGGGAGCAGACGTTCTAAACAATGCCTTCTCTTCGAGCTTTACTGGTGGTGATGGAAAATCTTTGATTGCTACAGATCACCCCCTTTCTGGTGGTGGTATTTTAGCTAATCGTGCAAGTTCTATGGCAGATCTGAATGAGACGAGCCTTGAGGATGCTTTGATTGACATCTCAACCTTCACTGACGACCGTGGTTTGACGATCTCTGTTCGCGCAACCAAGCTGGTAGTTCCACCTCAGCTTGTATTCATTGCGGATCGAATTCTCAATTCATCACTGCGCAGTGGAACTGCTGACAACGATTTAAATGCAATCAGCAACCTTGGTGTCTTGCCGGGCAATTTCACCGTCAATCACTATCTGACGGATCCAGATGCTTTCTTCATCCTTACCTCGGTAACTGAAGCTGGCGAAGGATTGAAGATGTTTCAGAGATCTCCGATGGAGACTTCAATGGAGCCTGACTTCAGCACGGGCAACCTCCGATACAAAGCTCGCGAGCGATACAGCTTTGGTTTCTCGGATTTTCGCGGAATATACGGCTCACAAGGCGCGTAACATTCAGCGAAAGAATAAGGGGGAGCTTGTAGGCTCCCCCTTTTTTTTATACACTGATTATCCGTGGAAAATTTTATCGGCAAAGACAGTCACGGCTGACGCTACGAAGACTCTGCCGAATAACTCTCGTAGGAGAAAAAAATGGCTAACACAACTTTTAACGGCCCAGTTCGATCACAGAACGGCTTTGAAGATATTACGGTTGCGGCATCAACTGGCGCAGAAACCACAAACTCAACATACGGCACCAACGCCTCTGTTGGCGGCACGCTGGGCGTAACAGGTTATGCCTCGTTCACCACTGGCGTTGCAAACCCAACTGGATTATTAGCCCCCACAATAACAGCTAAAACCCAGATGGCTAACGCTTTTTCTGCTGCAATGACACCAAATACTCACTACCTTGCGCCAGCAGATGGTGCCGCACTGACTGCAACGCTTCCAACTCAGGCTGCCTCGACCGCCGGTGACGTTATCATTGTCGAGTGGCACGTCGATATAGATAACGGCGCTACACAAAAGTTTGGAACCGCCGGTGAGTTCTTTATGGCGAAGTCAGCTATCTATCGGACAAACGGCGCAACTGGTTCTGCCGTGGGACTCATTAAGTCAGTAGACGCTGCTGATGGCACTGGAGATGACTTTATGAATTTGATTGGACTGACTAATTCAGGGCCGGGCATTGGAAGCTATGTGGTATTCACCTTTAATGGTTCAGTATGGCGCGGAGAAGCGCGTCTTGAGTCATCAGGAACTGGCGCTGCTGCTAACCTGTCTGTTTTCGCAACAAGCTAATAATCTAGCGGGAGGGTTAGCGCTCTCCCGCTATTTTTAGGGAGAAGATTATGGGTATGAGCGATGTTAAGTCCGTGACCATCACGGCAGACACGCAGGCATTAGATGCTGATGGCATCTCAGTAGCGGCGGCTGTTGGCAATAACGCGGCGCTAACCATTGGCGGAGCACTAGCCTCTGGTGGAGCTTGCGCCTTTGATGCTGGTCGAATCGTAACAATTCTTTCCGCTGGTAATGATTCGTCAAAATCATTCACCGTTGTCGGAACCGACGTAAACGGCAGTGCGCAGACAGAATCTATTACGGGCGCAAATGCTGGCACGGCAACGGGCGCTGAATTTTTTAAGACCATTGCATCAATCACTGCCGTAGGAAATCCTGCAGGCGATGTATCTGCAGGCGTGAACGCTTCAGCGGCTGATGTTATTTTTGCCGGAAGATCTCGCCTGAAAGGTGCCTTTCTAACGAGCACCGCTACAGCGGGTAATGTTGATTTCTTAAATACCTCGCCGACTGGATCGAGTCTGATGAAGATAAGCTCGGTCAGTGACGCGGATGCAACACGCGACGTGGTTATCCCTGAGAATGGCGTGCTCTTCACCGCAGGAATCTACATTGAATATACAGTGTCAACATTTTTAACCATGACGGCTTTTCACGCCTAATGGCTGACACAAAAGATGTTGAGCGCCTAAAGAGCGGTAGATTAAAGTACCGCGACCAGACGTTTCCTGCCTACAATAAGCAGGTTAGGACGCCGGGCGAGAAAAAAAAGTTTAAGGTACTGGCTAAAAAAGGCGATCAAATAAAGATTGTTCGCTACGGCGATCCTAATATGACGATAAAAAAGGATCAGCCTGCGCGTAAAAAATCTTTTAGAGCGCGGCACAACTGCGATGCGGTTCAAAAAAAGAAAGATGTTTTTGCCGCATCATACTGGTCTTGCAAGAATTGGTGATAATATGAACGAAAAGATGATGCGCCCTCGCACAAATGGTGGAATTAGCACCTTAACGCCTTCGTATAACTACAACAGCCTCATGGCTCAGGCGTTAAATGAGTATGGGCCAAGCTCTGTAAGCCCCTATCAGCAGCAAGCCGATTATCTGATGAATCGACCAGTGTTCTCGCGAGGCACGGCTGATTACGACCCAATGGCGAGCTTTCAATACAACCAGCCTGCGCCCCAACCCCCAGTAAGCACAATGCCTACTCAGCCTGCGCCTCAGCCTCCAGTAAGCACAATGCCTACTCAGCCTGCGCCTCAGCCCCCAGTAAGCACAATGCCTACTCAGCCTGTAACTCAGCCTGTAACTCAGCCTGTAACTCAGCCTGTAACTCAGCCTGTAACTCAGCCTGTAACTCAGCCTGTAACTCAACCTGTAACGCCTGTTGGCGACCCAACAACCCTTGCCGAGCTAGAGGCTTTGCTTGGATATAAGTGGGTTAAAAATGAAGACACAAGTCCGATTCGAAACATGATGTATACTGAGCAAGATCACCTGAGAGCTGAAGCGCAAAGGTATGGTATTGCTTTACCGCCTGATGCAGCCATAATTGCATTTAACGAAAATGATATTTTCGAGCCTGAAACTCCAGTTGAAGATCTTCAATTACCAGAGAATCCGATTCAGACTAATCCAGTAATTACTGGTGGCCCGACTCCCTCTATGCCTGATCCTGCTAACACTATGCCTGATCCTGCTAACACTATGCCCGTTGGCACGACGATTAACCTGCCATTTGGCGGTAGTTTTACGATGACTCAGGAGATGCAGGATCGAATTGACGCGATGAATAACCCTCAGCCTGTCACTCAGCCTGTAACGCCTGTTGAACAAACAAACACGATGCCTATTTACACAATGCCTACTCAGCCTGTCACCACGCCTGTTTCGACATCTCCTATAAATTTTAGTGTGCCATTCGGCGGCAGTTTTACGCTCCCTCAAGACATACAAGATCGCATTGACGCGATAAATAATCCTCGCCTTGAAATGACTCAGACTGTCAATCAGCCTGTTAAAACAACTCAGCCTGTCAGGGCATCTCAACCTGTCTCGACAATTGCTAACCCAGCAGTGAATTTTAGTGGGCCATTCGGCGGCAACTTTACGATGCCTGATGATATGCAAGATAGAATTGACGCGGCAAAAGCGGCACAGGCAGTCAAGCCGCCAGCACCTGTTGCAACGCCAACAATGAGTGAGGATGAATTAGCCGCGCTTCGAGCGAGGATAGGAAACCTTGGTTTAGGAGGTTTTGGCAATATAAATCTGGCGGGTATTGGAAATAATATTCCTGCCGAAGAGATAAATAAAAGAGGAAAAGCATTTAACTTAAATCCTGCTACGAGAGGCGGGTTTGCATCGCATCTTGCTTTATCTCCCGCTGCCTCTAACCCGCAGTCGAATGTAGACTTTGTGAACCAAATGTCTCAAGAGAACGCCTTGGCTGGCGGTCAGTATCCCACTTTCCGTTATGACCCACAGACTAATCAGTATATTAAAGATAGTCGTTCGCTTGGCTTTACAGGTGATGCGGCTATAACCTATTTAACTCCTGAAGAATTTCAGGCTGAGTACGGAAGAGTATTAAGCAAGATGCCTAGCCTAACGCAAGAAGGTATCAATGAGACGAAAAGAAGCTTATATCAGATCCCGATGAGGGAAGAAAAGAAGCCCCCTCAAGAAAGCCAAGAGGTAATAA